TCAGAAACAATCGAGCAAGTATGTGGATTCTCGAACAATCTTTCATGTGCAGAACTTGGTGGCAGGAACATGTACTTGAATGCCGAACGATGGTTCCACGGTGCGCCTGAATCAAAACTGGATTTGGAAAACTATCGCGAATATATGGTTTCACATGAGATGGGACACATACTTGGGAAGGTTCATGAAAAATGTCCAGGAAAAGGAAAGAAGGCACCAATCATGCTTCAACAGACATTAGGAATCGGAGAATGTATTCCCAACACAAATGTAAAGGGATGATTGGAAATATCATAACAGTTTTAGGAATAACTGCTGTGAGCGTTTCATGCTGGATGTTGATGAACTACGCTTCAGACGACACAGTAACAAAGGGATCTATCCTTGCGTGGGGGGGTGTCACTATTAATATGACAATGACACTGATCTTGCTTTACATGCTTACAACAACAAGAGGTGTATCTATAGGCGCTAGGTTGATTCTGGGAATTTTGTTAGTTGTCTTTATCTCACTCGAAGTATGGTTTGTAGACACGAAACCAAAAACAGACGACCAGAAACGTGGTGCCCAAGCATCTGTATTTTTCGGAACTCTGGTGAAGGTGTACATCCTAGTATCCGTACATTGTGGAAGCATAACTGACTGGAGCAAATTAACGGCTGCCAAATTCTTGACAAAGTCAATTGCGAAACCAGCCGCTCCTGTTCTGCGCGAAGAACCGCGTGCGGCTGACCTGACTGGTGAAGATACTGAAAAGTTGTTCCGTCGGGCATACAATAAACTCCTTTCAGTTTTGGGTGAAACGAACCTGACGGATGAACGCAAGGATGAAATCCGAGATCGCTTCGACACTCTCTTCCACAAGGAGCCTCAAGATCTAGATAGTCTTTTTAGAGTGAACAGCATCTATTCTCAGGCACTACAAGCAATTCCAGATTTGTCTCAAACTGATCGGGTAACCAAGGCGAATGAGTTTCGAGCCATCTTCGGGAAGGACCCCAAACCGTTGAATGGAGGGAAGCGTTAAAAAATGGCTTTCAGCCATCACGGTATATAGTAATATAATGTCTTCTCGTCGCGAAACACTACCCAAAGAGGAGGATGGCCAGATTGTAGATTACCTTGAGGAGGACCCCGAGATTCCCACGCAGCGTTATGCTATCGTGTCATTCATTTCCCCTGAGAATGTCATTAAGCAGAAGCAGGAGTTCATCTATGAGAAGTTTCTAACATGGATGGACTACGATTGGAAGGTATCTGGGATGGAGGGATTTATGGCCTTTCTTGGTAAGAAGTATTCATTGAAGACTGAAGATCTAATGAACGACATGAATGACTTCCGCAAGGTTCACAATGAGGAAGTCATGAAGAGTGATATTCATGAGAAGTATCAGACATTTATGATGAAGAACGAAAAGGACTTAGAGACTGAGTTTACGGAGAAGGTTGAGTTCCGTACGAATGTTCGTGGTGTGAAGATTCGCCGTGTATTTGCGAATCTGGAGGAGACGCAGATGTACAGCAAGGTCCTTCAGCGTAAGTACCCTCGTGACAACTTGTACATCGGTAAGATTGGTTGCTGGCTCCCTTGGGACCCTTCAGAGAATGTCATGCCGGAGGTTGAATATGCCGAGAAGGAGTTGAACGAGATGATGCGCAAGTACAAGGAGAACGAGGTAAACAAGGATATCTTCTTCGAGGAGCGTAAGAACGAGAAGATCGAGGACCAGAAGAAGGAGAACGAGCGCCGTCGCAAGCAAGCACTTGAGGACAAGAACCAGGCAGAGGTTATCGATATCTCTCGCGCACTAATCGACGGCCCTCCCGTTCACCCTACGGAGGGAGCCATCCGCGAGTAAGTTAAGTCATCCGTAAGGCATTCATGAGATCATCCTTTGAGATTCCACGACGAGGAGCAGGAGCGGGAGGTGCCATGGGAAGTGTCACATGTACTTCCTCAAGTGGATTGACACGGGCAGGGGGCGCTGGAGGAGCAGGAGCGGGAGCAGGAGGTGCCTCGGGTTGAGGAGCGGGAGCAGGAGGTGCCTCGGGTTGAGGAGCGGGAGCGGGAGCGGGAGGTGCCTCAGGTTGAGGAGCGGGAGCAGGAAGAGGAACATGAACACGGATGGGAGGTTTCGATTGCTGTAAGCCAAACTTAAAGGGCATTGTCGGTTTATTACCAAGCAATGGTAAAATTAAAATACTCTGTTTTACCCATACCGAGGAGACATCATTGGCCTTTCTTCACCCAGACTTGGGGTCCAGAATTACGCTTTGTCAACTTTGCGGGATCAAAGTCATCGCCTGCTAACATGGCGGAACTAAAGGGTTGATTGTTTGCCCACAAAGAATCATCGCATAATCGGAAGGAAGGATGGTCACTTGCCTTGTACCAAAATACCTGGTCATCTAATTTGTTAGACTGAACACCATTTGCGATTACAAGACATTCGTAGTTTTCGGTACATTGGTCCATAAATTGACAGAACATTTCAAAGGTAGGAAACATACCCGCATAGTTGTCGTAAATACGCTTTCTATTCGTGATGTTGTTTTCTCGCAAGATGAACACGAAATCTATATTTGTTCGCAAATTTGGCGTGATACCTAGCGGATACTGCATAGTGATCAGAGTTACCATGTCAATATGTCTGCCGTTCATAAAAATATAGCGCGTAGATTCTTCGTTAATCCATGATTTATCATACAGACAGTCATCGAGAATCAGAAAGGCGCGTGGATCAGAGTTTGAATTTCCACCATGGGCCTTTTTATCTAAATTTCTTTGCTGTTTGACTGCTAATTGACGCTTGATAGCATTCATGACTATGCCAGGACTATACTTATCGTGGATCAATTTGGATGGAACCATATCCTGAAAGAACGGATTGGCCACCTCTGTTCCAGAGATTACAGTTCCTACCGGGAAACAAGCACGAGTATTCGCTAGGATATCTCTCACCAAGAAAGATTTTCCAGTATCCTTTTTTCCTATCAACACAATCATTGGAGATTTACGCGAATCAATCTCACACCTATCAACGATTGTTTGAATGTTGAATTTGCGAATCTGGAAATTCATCGCGTGAAGATTCCTATATTGGTTTAGGGCAGGATTATAATTGAAATGATAAAGCGTAAACAGCAGAGTGAGTTACGAACAAATCCTGTCGCTTTGTCTGTTGGACGTATTCCATTCCGATCTGAACTTTGGGGTGTTTCTCGTCTACAACCATTCTTTCCTCCCATAGAATGTCTATTTAAGACAGAATCACTTGACCATGTCAAAGATTATGGAATCAAGTTGAATGATTCTCTAGTATCTCTTTCAGATGACGTAGCAAGTTTGTCTTCGGGTCGTACGATTTCTGTACACCCAAAGATTACCATGCTATTGAATCCGTATAAGTGGATGAAGGGTGAATTTGGAACACTAGGACTTCCTATGTTGTCGGACAATGCGCGGGATATTCATAGCAAACTTCAGAGCCACAACAACGCAGGGTATGTTGGGTCTATTTTATCAGTGGCTTTGTCTCAATCTGGATGCCAGCATTTCCCTGCGGTATTTGGAGTGTATACTGGGACATCATCAAGTCACACAATCAACATTTCTGACGATTATGAAGAGTTGTCGGAGCGTCCATGGTTTTCACAGAATATCGGGAAGACGTTTGAACTGAAATTAAATCAGGAGGGTGGGAATACCATAGAGTACACGAGAAGCGCGCGTATTTCTCTTCAAGTTGGAGATGCCGTTGAATTAGATGACGTTCATGAAGTGGATGGAATTCCAGAATCAGGAGCACAGATGGCAGACATGAATCAAGTCTTCAAAGAAGAGGAAATAGAGGAAGAGAGTGATTCTTCGTCTAGCATTTCGACTTCGTATGTCTTTCAGATCGAATCTATGGCATCTTCGTTTGATGGTAGCGTTTGTTCGGAAGAATCAGAAGATGAACCTTTTGCGTGGGCTACCTTCAAAGATGTTCCAGTTCAAATGACTGTCATGGAAAAATTGAAGGGAACTTTCTATGAACTTTTGAAAGCAAATCCGGAACCAGAGAAACATTTTGCGTGGATTGCGCAAGTTGT